GTAAATTGTTGTTGGGAGAAAGCACTGGGCTTGGTCGCTTTAGAGCGTTCCAGCCAGGAGAGTACCTCTTTCGAGATAGTAGCTACACGGAATGCGTTGTAGCCAGAATAAGCCATGGCATTGACTTCATTAAGGTTAACTTCCCTGGTATGCTTAAGAGCAGTGAGCGGGTAGACAACAGATGTGTCAGTTTCCCACTCCTTAGTATCAACTCTACTAGTATTCCAGTAATGATTACCCATCAAAAATACACCATACAGGAGAGCAGACACAATGCCGACATATGGTGCCAACGTAATTGACCCTAATGTAGCAGCATTCATCGCAATACTCCCGTATGTCCACAACTCTTGAAGACGATCGGCATCCACTTTAACAAACAGTTTGACTGTTTGAGCATCACTGAGATCCCAAGTCTTAACCTTTGGAATCTCCGGTAACTCTTTGTTAATAGGTTGCAAAACGCTATCATCCTCTTCATCGGACTCCAAGTCGGAGTCCTCGGCCTTAGCAGCCGGCCCTTTATTCTGATCAGGGACTAGTTTCGAGTCCTTCGACTTCTCGTTGTGCTTCTTATTGTACACACGTCTTGAAGCGGATTTATGCGCTCGTTTGCGATCTTCTTGGGTGGATAAAGCCGGCGGAGCAAGACTCCCTTCAACTTTAACTCCATCCAAATCAGATAACATGGCATCAATAGTCCGCGTGGACTTAAACGAGACCTTTTCTTTCTCTTCTTGCTTAGCGACGGCAGCCCTCTTAGGCGCCTTGTTAGCAACGGGTTTCTGAGTGGCCTTGCCCGACTCAATTTTCCCTTTGTCAGCCCCACCAGGCTGACCTCCCTTCCCGATGACAACGGTATCGTCCTTACCAGTAAACTCACCGTTAGCACCGTTAAGTGCACCACGGCGTTTTGAGGTGTCATACCAATGGGTGGTGACAAATTCCTCACGTCTGCGCTTACCTAGCACAAGACCAGCTGGTCCAATGATAAGATGACCGAAAGCGTGCAACACGGCAGGGGTTGTCATGAAGAGAAGATCTTCAGTTGAAACATACCCGTGCTCGTAAAGTAGGCCACACATGCTACAACTCTCGAACCGTCTATCCCAATCACTCGCGCCGACAGCGAGTGACTCATCCAACGCTGGGGGAGCGTTAGGGGTGGCGGGCTGGTGAGTGTTTGCTCCCAACCCATACTTCCGTTCTCCACCGGATACAGTGGGCCTGTAATCAGACAGGCTCCTAGCTTCAAACAAATCGGTGGAATTTGCATCTCTTTGGAGACGAAGCAGTTTCATTTTTCAATAAAACATTTGCAACATTCAATGCCCAGTTTTTGTAATGACTGAGAGGTACATGCTGGCACCTGGTACATGGCGTACCGTAAATTTTGAGCAGATTTTAAACTACACCGTCAACCATATTAATAGGTCACACCGGCCCCTCAAATGGTTCGCCCCTCCTGCGCGAACCTCCGTGTCGTACCTGAATAACGACCCCGTAGTACAAAAGTACAAGCCACACTTCCAACTCGTGTGGGAAATAAC